ATATTTGGAAATATCTTTATACTATTAAACCTAGTGATATTGTAAAATTTGAATCTACTGATTATATTCCTGTTCCATCAGATTGGGAAACAAGTAGTGATAATGCAGCAGTAAGAAATAATGCTGTTGATGGTTCTATTAAAACAGTAATTATTAATAATGCTGGTGTAGGTATTGGTACTGCTGATGCTGTATACACCAAAGTACCTATTAAAGGAAACGGATCTGGTGCTGAATGCACTGTTACTATCAACTCTTCATCTCAAGTTTCTGATGTTACAGTCTCTGCTCAAGGATCTGGATATACCTATGGTAGTGTAGATCTTGTTGCAGGTGGTGTACCTACAGGAACTACTAGACCAGTATTAGATGTCATTATTCCACCTCCAGGAGGTCATGGAGCAAACATCTATAGAGAACTGGGTGCTTATAATGTTCTTTTATATTCTAGAATTGAAAATGATAATGAAAATCCTGATTTTGTAACTGGTAATCAAATTGCTAGAGTTGGTCTTGTATGCAATCCACAGGCATTTGATAGTACATCTTTATTATCCGTAGATAAAGCAACAGCGTGTGCAGCATTAAGATTATCAGGTGCTGGTTATAGTAGTGCAACATTTACTGCGGATGCTTATGTTACTCAAACTATTGCAACAGGAACAACTGCTGCAGGAAGAGTGGTAAGTTATGATCAAACTACTGGTGTTCTTAAGTATTGGCAGGATAAAGCACTTGCTGGATTCAACACAGTTGGTGCTGCGGTTACTGAACCTACTTATGGATTTAAGTTAAATGCATTTACTTCATCTCCAGATACGGGCGGTTCTTTAACTATTGTACCATCTACAGGTTCTAATTTGGCAATTGATACCTCATTTACAGGTGTCTCTACCGTAATAAATAGTAGAACCTATTACTTGGGTCAAGAGTTTACTAATGGAATTGGAAACCCTGAAGCTAAAAAATATTCAGGAAACATCATTTATGTTGATAATAGACCATCCATAACAAGATCCTCCACTCAGAAGGAAGACATTAAAATAATCTTGCAGTTCTAAAAAATCATGCCGCAGCTAACGAATTTAAACGTATCACCTTATTTTGACGATTTTGATCCTGCTAATGATTATTATCGGGTGTTATTTAAACCTGGATATCCTGTACAAGCACGGGAATTAACTGGACTGCAATCTATGTTGCAGAACCAAATTGAAAAATTTGGTCAACATTTTTTTAAAGAGGGTGCTAAAATAATACCAGGTAATACTTCTTATAGTCAGAAGTATACTTGTATACAATTAAATAATGAATTTCAAGGAGTTCCTGTTGCGGCATATGTAGATCAATTAGTTGGTTCTACAATTACAGGACAAGTATCTGGTGTGACTGCAACTGTAGATAAAGTATTATCTTCAGCCGATTCTGAAAATGGTAACTTGACATTATATGTAAATTACATTGGATCTAGTACTACAAATAATTCAACATCAACTTTTGCAGATTCTGAGAATTTAACAAGTGATATTACCATTTCTTCTGGACTTTTAGGAAATAATACTATATCTGTTGGAAGTCCTTTTGCAACAACAGTAGCAAATGGTGCAGCAGCAACTGGATCTGCTTTTCATGTAGAAAATGGCGTTTATTTTGTTCGAGGGCAATTTGTTAGTGTTGAACAAGAAACTCTTATTTTAGATCAGTATGGAACCAATCCAAGTTATAAGATTGGATTTAATATTTTAGAAGAAATAATTACTCCTGATTTAGATGAAACTTTAAATGATAATTCTCAAGGGTTTAATAATTATTCAGCACCAGGTGCTGATAGATTAAAGATAACTTTAAGTCTTTTTAAAAAGGATTTAAATGATGACCAAGATGATGCTTTTGTTAATCTAGCACAAATTGAAGATGGTGTTTTAAGATCTAAAAAAGGTTCAACTGAATATAGTACATTTGCAGACGAACTTGCTCGTAGAACTTATGAAGAATCTGGAGATTATTATGTAACTCCATTTGATGTGGCAGTTGTTAATTCTTTAAATGATAATATTGGTAATAATGGGATATTTCAATCTGGACAATTTACTTATGGTGGGGAAACTGCGTCTGATGATTTAGCATTATATCGGTTTTCTAGAGGAAAAGCATATGTTAGGGGATATGAAATTGAAACTATTTCTCCAACATTTTTAGATGCAAAGAAACCAAGAACTACTGCTACTCTAAAAGATCAAGCACTTGAATATAAAACTGGACCTGCACTCAAATTAAATAGAGTTTATGGATCACCAACTATTGGTATTGGTAATACTTATGTTGTAAGTTTAAGAGATCAAAGAACTAATACTACTCAACCTGGATCTGCTAATTTACCAGGAAAAGAAATAGGACAAGCACGAGTATATGATATAGCGTTAGAGACTGGTTCATATAGTACAAGTAACGCAAATTTAAATGAATGGGATATATCTCTTTATGATATTCAAACAATAACTGAACTTTCGATTAATGAAGCTCCTGCACCTACAGATGGTAACAGTGGTACATTTGAGGCTGGAACATTTGTTGAAGGAAATAATAGTGGTGCTACTGGATTTTTGAGATATGCAGTGTCAGCAGGGGTTGCTTTGACTCTTACTGAAACATCAGGTAATTTTGTTAAGAATGAATCTCTTACTTTTAATGGAATCGCTAATGGAAGAGTTGCTGTAGCAGTAACAGAATATGGGGTTTCTAATATTAAATCATTATGGGGATCTAATAATGGCGTTGTTGGTATTAATACTTTCTGTGCTGATGTAATTCAAACTACTAAGTTTAATGTAGGGGTTGCTACTATTTCTCCTGCTTCGGGTGCTGGTACTATTAGTACAATTAGAAGTACTAATCAATTATTTCCAGGAACTGGTGAATTAGTAAGAATCAACGATTTAGTTCAGTTTAGCGATATTGCTTCTGCTGATAGAGATCCTATCATGGCAAGAGTTACTAGCGTTGGCACTGATACAATTACTGTTGCTGGAGTTGCTACTGTTTCTGGTGTAGTTAATGGAGCATTACCTACAAGTGCTCTTGACGTATCTGATTTAAAAATTGTATCTACTGATTTTGAATCAGGAGATGATACTACTCTTTATACAGAACTTCCTAAGCATGATGTTTCTAATGTCGATTTAACTGATGCTTCTATTTCTATAAGAAAAGTCTATGACAGCCAAACTATTGCTAATAGTAGAATAGCCAATACTTTAAGTGCTGGAGAGAATGAAACTTTCCTTCCATTTGACCCTGAAAGATATGCAGTTTTTAGATCTGATGGTACTACTGAAGAATTAACAGCAGATAGATTGGTCTTTGGATCTGGAATGACTACTCTTGATATTCTTAATTTGAGTACAGCAACTGATAGTGGAAATGTAAGTGTGGTGACCACCTTAAAGAAAATAAAGCCAACTGCTAAAATTAAAATTAAGAAGAGAGTTAATTCAATAATCGTAGACAAATCCAAATTAGAAGGATCAGGTATTGGAAGTACTTCTCTTAACAATGGTTTAACTTATGGTAACTATCCATATGGAACGAGAGTTGAAGATAAAACTATATCATTAAATGTTCCTGATATTATCAAGATACATGGCATATATGAGACTACTAGTGTTTCAGGAACTCCTTCTGCTCCTTCGATGGATCTTATTTCTATTAATAGTTCCTCTACAACCACTACAGAATTAATTATAGGTGAGCAATTAATAGGACAAACTTCTAATGCTATTGCTATAGTTGCAGAAAAGACCGATGCTGATACCATTACATATATTTTATTAAATAGTGATCTTTTTGTAGAAGGAGAAACTGTTATATTCCAAGAATCTAATGTCCAAGCAGTTATTTCTACTTTAGGTGCTTCAAGTGTTAATATTTCTAGTGGTTATAATTTTGATAATGGGCAAGAAAATACCTTCTATAATTATGGATCTATAATTAGAAAACCAGATTTTGATTCTCCTGATAAATCAATAAAGATATATTTTGAAAATGCTTATTATGATTCTACAGATACGGGAGATATTACTACAGTAGATTCTTATAAAACTTTCAATTATTCAACTGAAATTCAAGAAGTTAATGGACTAGCAAACTCTGATATGATTGATATTAGACCTAGAGTTGCTGATTATACAGTAAGTGAAGGATCTAATTCTCCATTAACATTCGCAGGAAGAACATTTACACAAGCAGGTCAAACTGCAACTAATATTCTTGCATCAGATGAATCTATTGTTATAGATTTTTCTTATTATCTTGGAAGAATTGATAGAGTTTTCTTAACCAAGGATGGCAAGTTCCAAGTCCTTTATGGAACTCCCGCAGAAGATCCTCAAATGCCAGGTGTAGTTGATGAAGCATTAGAAGTTGCTCAAATAACACTTCCTGCTTACCTATACGATGTTCAACAGGCTTCAATTAATTTCTTAGATTATAAGAGATATACGATGTCTGATATTAATAAACTTGAGAATAGAATTAGAAATTTAGAGTTCTATACAAGTTTATCTTTATTAGAGACTAATACTGCTAATTTCTTTGTTCCAGATTCTGATGGACTGAATAGATTTAAATCAGGTTTCTTTGTAGATAATTTTGAGACCTTTAGTGCTCAAGACACTAAATTTAAAGTTAATAATAGTATTAATCCTAAAAAGAATGAATTGAGACCAAGACATTATACTAATTCAGTAGATGTTCAATTTGGTCCTGTTGTTAATACAGATGATACAGCAGATTTAGATTTTAATACTATTACTGGTATTAATATAAGAAGACATAAAGATCTTATTACACTTGATTATGCTGAAGAGGAGTATATAAAGCAACCATTTGGATCTAGGACAGAATCTGTTACTCCTTTCATCGTTGCTTATTGGATGGGAGTTCTTGAATTAACTCCAGAATCTGATACTTGGGTTAATACTGTAAGATTAGATCCTCGTATTGTTACTAGAGAAGGTGATTTTGCATCCACAATGGCAACAATGGCTGCTAATGATGGATTTGATCCTCAAACAGGATTAGGTCCACAAATATGGGGTTCTTGGTCTGATTTCTGGACAGGAAATAGAACAAGAACTGATCGTAGTGCAGGGGGACGGAGACATGTTCATCGTACTACAACTCAGGGTGATTTTAGAATACGAGAGCGTGTTAATCAACAACGAGTAGAAGTTGAAGAGACTGTTAGAAGTAGCAGATCTGGTACTCAGCAGCGTATTATTGAAGATTTTAGTCAAAGGGAATCTCAAGGAGATAGAGTTATCAGTAGAGATCTCATCCCATTTATGAGAAGACGTAATATTCAGATTGTTGGAAAACAAAACAAACCATATACCCGTTTATATGCATTTTTTGATGGAGTAGATGTAACCAAGTTTGTTACTCCAAAATTACTTCAAATAAGTATGACATCTGGTACTTTTCAGGTGGGAGAAAGAGTAACAGTTAATGTTACTCAGGGTGGAGGAAATTGGTTCCATACTCAAGGAGCTCGTCCTCATATGCACTTTAGAGTTGCACAATCTAATCATAAAGAAGGACCATATAATGCTCCAACTAAAACTTACAGTGCAAGTCCATATAATGAAAATGAAACTGTTCCTATAACATATTCTGCCACATCTACTTTAATAAATGTAGATACTGCTTCATTAGCAAGTCAAAGTATTGCTCGTACCTATCATGGATACCTTGAACCTAATATGGTTATTAAAGGAGAAAGTAGTGGTGCGGAAGCTACTATTACGGACGTTAAATTGATTAGTGATATAGGTGGTTTCTTTGGTGGATCTTTCTTTATACCCGATCCTAATGTTGCATCTTTCCCTAAATTTACTGCAGGTACTAAAGAATTTAAGTTAACAAGTGATCCAGATAATAGTCCAAGTTTGGAAGCTACTTCTGTTGCACTTGATAATTTCTCAGCTCAAGGATTCCTTGAAACTATTCAAGAAACTATTGTTGCAACAAGAAACGCACGGATTATAACTGAAAATATAAGTGATCGAAGAGAGACAAGCAGGACTGTAGGTACGGAATGGGTGGAGACCTCTGTAACAGAACAGGGTAGATGGAGATGGAGATTTAGAGGAGATCCTCTTGCACAATCATTTGAAATCGAAGATAAAGATGGTGTTTTTGTAACCAAATTAGATGTTTTCTTTGCTACTAAGGATGATAAAAATCTTCCTGTTATTTTAAGTATTAGATCAGTTTCTAATGGCGTTCCTACTGAAAAAATTGTTCCATTAAGTGAAGTAATATTAGATCCTAGTGAAGTTAATCTTTCTAATGATGGATCTGTATCCACCACTTTTGAATTCCAAGCTCCTGTATATTTGGAAGGTGGAATGGAATATGCTTTAGTGCTTCTTTCTAACTCTGCAAAATATAGTGTCTTCATTTCAAGAGTTGGTGAAAATGATTTAATAGATAATACTTATATTGCTAACCAACCAACACTAGGAACACTCTTTAAATCTCAGAATGCTTCTACATGGGATCCTAGTCAGTGGGAAGATCTTAAGTATACTCTTTATAGAGCAGATTTTGTTGAATCTGGTACATTAGAACTTTATAGTCCAGAATTAACAGAAACTAATGAACAAATTCCAATCTTACAACCTAATCCCTTATCTCTAACTTCTAGAAGTTTAAGAGTTGGTTTAGGGACAACATTAGGTGATTCTGGATATGCTATTGGTAATGAGTTCTATCAATTAGGAACTAATGCTAGTGGTAGTTTGGCAGGAGTTGCTGGAACTGCCACTGGTGTGTTAAGTATAATCAATGCTGGTATTGGATATACTCCTATATCAGGTGGATACACTTTTGGTGGGGTTGTGCTCGATACTATCACTGGTAATGGTAGAGGTGCAACTGCAGATATATCTGTTTCTAATGGGGTGGCGGTAGCAGCTACTGTTTCAGGAATTGGAACAGGATATCAAGTTGGTGATGTATTAGGTATCACAACTGTTGGGTTAAACTCTATTGGAAGAAATGCTCGTTTCTCTGTTGTTTCTATTGGACAAACAACTGAACTTATTTTAGAGAATGTTCAAGGAAACTTTACAGTTGGAGCTGCTAATACACTGTTCTATTATACAAGTGCAGGTGTCTCTACTGAATTAAACTTTAGTCAAGGTGGTGATGTTCAAGTGGGATCTGTTAATCTTATAAATGATGGTTTGCATATTAAAGTAAATCATAAGAATCATGGAATGTACTTTACCAAGAATAATGTACAAATCTCTGAGGTTCAATCTGATATTAAACCAACCACATTAAATGTTGCATATAATCAAGGTGATACTGGATCTATTTCTGTAGAAGATATTACTAACTTCTCTACTTTTGAAAATGTGGGTGTAGGAACCACTAATTATGGTTACCTTCAAATTGGTAATGAGATTATGTCTTATACTTCTACTTCTGGCAATTTAATTGGAATTAGTAGTAGAGGAATTGATAATACTAGTAATTTAAGTAGGGATTATCCTGCAGGAACTCCAGTTTCTAAGTATGAACTTGGTGGAGTTAACTTATTACGTATTAATAAGACACATGGATTATCGACAACTACTGCTGCATATCCTAATGCAACAACATTAGATGTTTCAGATGCTATTACTTTTGATTCCTATAATATTAAGTTGGATATGTCTAAAAATGGTACTGATAGAAGCACTGATGTTGGAAATCCTGCATTATATTTGGGTTCTACTAAATCTACGGGTGGAACAGCAGTAAGAGCAACCCAAAATATGCCTTTTGAAGTTATTAGTCCTATGGTTCAAAATTTAACAGTTCCTGGTACTTCATTAACTGCTGAATTAGTTACTGTTACATCTAAGAGTATAGATGGTAATGAAATACCATATATTCAAACTGAAGCAGAAGATATAGTTTTGAATACTACTAATTATCTTGATAGTCCTCGCTTGATAGCATCTAAAGTTAATGAAGACACATTCTTAACTAATATTGAAGGTAATAAGTCAATGAATATGACATTATTCCTTAACACTACCAATACAATGGTTAGTCCTGTAATTGATGGTCAAAGAAAGAACGTTATATTAACTTCTAATAGAGTTAATAAGGCGATTTCAAATTATGCTACAGACAATAGAATTAATACGGTAAAGACTGATCCTACTGCTTGTCAGTATATTTCTAGAGAAATGATTTTAGAAAATAATGCTACTTCCATAAAGGTTATGTTATCAGCTCATATTAATGTTGATGCTGACATAAGGGTATTATATTCTATTAA